TGCACCCATTCCTTGCTTAAATAAATCCGTAACAGAGCCCGTAAAAGAACCTAATGCTGCGCTTAATGCTGAACTCATCTCACCTGTTCGTTCCATGGCATTTAAGGCAGCAGCACCACCGAGACCTAATTCAGCATTTTCATAACCAATCATATCATTTACAACATATGCGATGGGCATATTTAAAATAATTTTTTGATCAAGCAATGGTGTATATGTGACCAGGTTTTTGGTACTAGTACTCGTCGGCTCGGTGGAAGGACCATTTCCTGCAAGTGCATTTTGTCTAGCTGCAGCTTCACCTGCATTACCATCATTTGCACCAGCGCCAAGGCCTTGACGGTTTCTTTGATATCGTCTAGCTTCAGCTTCACCTGCATTACCATCATTTGCACTAGTACTTGTGCTCTCAGATTCTTTTAATGTTTCATTATCAGAACCAAAGAAATTTCGCCAAGACTCACCAGTAATAGCAAATTTTGGAATATTAACTTCGATCGGCATAAAGGTAATCTTACCTTCAAATCTATCCGCATTATGGATTGGATATTTGTACGGTCCACTTGCGTTGGTCTTCGCCGCAGGCGCTGCCGTTATTTTTTCGGCTTGGTCTTTTTGCGTTGCTGACGATGTTCTACCTCCAGGTGGTATTGAAGGTCCGCTGCCGCCAAAGGCGTCTATCCCAGGTTCTTTTTGTGGAAAGTCCATTTTATCTTCCTAATAAATAATTCAGAATTTATTTTAAATATTTATAAGGTTTAGCATAATTGTGGCTTATTCTGGCAAATTCAAGGTAACAAATAGACAAAAATATAAGGGTGATCCATCAAATATTGTCTATCGTTCGATGTGGGAAAAGCACTGTTTTAAATGGTGCGATATCTCAGTGGATGTTGCTGAATGGGGTTCCGAGGAAATCGTGGTTCCCTATTACTATGATGTTGATAAAAAATACCACAGATACTTTGTCGATCTTAAAATAAAAATGTCCAATGGCACTGTATACCTAATTGAAATAAAACCGGATAAGGAAACACGACCACCTGAGGGTAAACGCAAGACAAGACAATACGTCAGTGAGGGGTTAACGTATATTAAAAATATGAATAAGTGGGAAGCAGCAACATCGTATGCAAAGGATCGAGGTTGGAAGTTTGAGATATGGACTGAGAATACACTTCGCAATATGGGCATAATGCCCAAAGCACAACCGGGTAAATTGAAACCTTTAAAACCATTAGCGCCATATAAACGTCGCAAATCCATATAAATACTCGTATGAGTCAAATATTTCAAAGATTAGAACTAGAAGCATTCCGTGCTGGTATTACGCCACGTACTCGTGAATCACGTGATTGGTTTAGAGGTAAGGTTGCTACGATGCGAAGTGGTAACATTAATCGTAATCAATTAATGCGTGAGAAGGAATTATCATTACAAGCGCCACGGTATACTCGTGACTTAATTGGCCGAATGTTCATGTTCTTTTATGATCCAAAGACAAAAGACACACTGCCCTTTTACGATAGGTTTCCATTAATTGTGATGGTAGGCCCAGCTGCGGGTGGGTTTTATGGACTCAATCTACATTACTTGCCTCCTATTTTAAGGGCAAAAATGTTGGACGGTCTTATGGATATTACCAATAATCGTGCGTATGATGATACAACGAAATTCAGAATACGGTACGAAACATTAAAGAGAATGTCAAAATTAAGATATTATGAACCATGCTTTAAGCATTATCTTACCGCGCATGTGAAGGGTAGGTTTGCTAGAGTCGAGGCCCCAGAATGGGAAATTGCTGCATTCTTACCAACAGCTCAGTGGAAAAAATCCACGGCGCAAAATGTATATAAAGATTCCAGAACGAAGGTGTTAACTTAATGGCTACCATTGATCAATTAAAAGGTATGGTCTCGGCCAAACTAGGATATGCTAGAACCAACAACTATATGGTAGAACTACCACCCCTTGGATCTGGTGGTGGTTTGTCCGGTCTTCTTAGTTTTGTAAAGCCATTCATCCCCAGTATTCCAGGGATCACGGGTGGTGGCCCTGCATCGACTGAAGAGTTAAACCTATTATGTAAAAACGTCACATTACCGGGTAAACAAATCTTTACATCAAATCGGCAGATTGGTAATGTAAATGAGAAAATTGCATACGGTTATGGGGTCGATGATCTTCAGATGTCATTTTATCTCTTAACCGATTATGGTGCAAAGACGTATTTCGACCAGTGGATGGAACAGGCGTACAATAGCAAAACACACGAACCTGGTTACAAAATAAATTACGCCAAACCCGTTACCATTCATCAGATGAGAAAACCGCTGGTGGGGTTAAGTGGAGGGCTTGGGCCCATACGTGTTAACGTAGGCATTGGCGGCGGTAATGTTTATAGCGTAAAGCTTGTGGATGCATTTCCTACTACACTTACACAGATTGATTTTTCGAATGAACAAGATGGACTGATCGAGGTATCAGTGCAACTATCCTATACGAATTGGGAAGTTGTAAAGCCATCACAACAGTTCTTGAGCTTCTCAATAGGCCCTGGACAACTTTTTGGATGAAATGAAAGGAAATTATTATGGCTTTACCTATTTTGGCCAACTCCGTACCCAAGTATGATACGGTAGTACCCTCTACGAAAAAGAAGATTAGGTTCAGACCTTTTCTCGTAAAGGAACAGAAAACACTTTTGATTGCATATGAGTCAAAAGATAAGACGGCAATGATTAGGGCGATGATTGATACAATTAAATCATGTACCGTTGATGAGGTTGATGTCTATAAATTATCAACATTTGATATTGATTATCTATTTGCTCAGATCCGTGCAAAGTCCGTTGGTGAAAACACACAACTACTTTTTAACTGCAGTGAATGTGACACGCAGAACGAAGTCAACGTTGATATTTCTAAAGCACGTGTTGATATCTCACCAGATGTTGAGTCGACTATTAAGATCACGGACACCATCTCTGTGAAAATGAAATACCCCGATTACAATTACTTTATTAAAAACATCCAAATGTTTGATGAGTCCAAGTCAGGGGTGGAATCACTTACTGATATTGTTGTATCGTGTATTGATACCGTATTGACGGAGGATGAGGCAATTCGTATTGCTGATGAACCTCGCGAGGAAGTAATTAACTTTATTGAATCACTTACATCCGAACAGTTTGAAAAGATCAATAAGTTTATTGAATCATTACCAAAGATTAAACAAGAAGTTAAATTCAGCTGTGCCAACTGCCAGCATGAAAATGTAAGAACATTGGAGGGTCTTGAAGATTTTTTTTAGTGTGTCTCTCTCATGAAACGTTGGAGAATTACTACAAGGTAAATTTCCAACTACTCCAAAACTTTCACTACTCATTATCTGAGATAGAAGAAATGTTACCTTGGGAGAGAGAAATCTATTTGTTCATGCTAATGGAAGATATTAAAGAAAAGAATGACCGCAATAAAGCAGCAAATCAAGGATAAAAAATGGCCGTAACCCTAGCAACTATCAACGATACACTGGTAAATCAGAATGGTATTCTCAAGTCCACTGATGCTGGAGTTAAGAATACATCACAGAATATTGATAAACTAGTCTCATCACTGTATGCAGATAGACTTGATAGGCTCGAGGCTGATAAGGAAGCAGAGCGTGGGGTGAAGGTCAAGACCGATAAAGCCAAAGGTGAATCCAACAGTGGTGGAATGTTTAGTGGTCTTGGCAATTTGTTTAAAGGTGTTGGTGGTGCTTTGGCTGGTATCCCGATCTTAGGTGGATTCTTAACATCCTTTCTTAAATTTGGTAAATTATTATTGCGCTTTGGTCCCTTGGCATTGTTAATCGGCACTATTGCTAGTGGTGTTGACACTGACGAATTCAGTCGTTTATTTACCAATATAGGTAAAGCATTTGAGAGTCTTAAAACCACTATCTCTGGATGGATGAAGAGCACTGATGAATTTATGACAGAAAATGGTATTCAATTACCGTCGCTAAAGGAAGTACAGACATTTATTGTTGATAAGTTTAATGGTGCTCTTAAAGGTTTAAACAATATACTTGAAGGTGACTTTGAATCTTTTGGTACTGATATAAAGAATATTGGTATCACTCTGGGTTTACTTGCATTTGCATTTAGGCCACTTGGGGTTATAGGATTAGCATTTAAAGCTTTAAAAGGAACTTTAGGTATTGCTGCCACCGCTGCCGCTACAGGCGCTAGTGGTGCTGCAAAATTGGGAAGTGCCGCCGCTGCCGCTGCCGCTGCCGCTACTACAACCAAAACACCTCCTGCTGCCACCACAACGGCCAAACCAAGAAAGTTTAAAGTTGATAAGGCAGGCAATTATACTAGTCTTAAAACGGGTAAACCACTTACTGGCGCTGCACTTAAAACTGCACAAGCAACCACGGCGGCAGATGCTGCGGCAGTGGCCAAGAAATTTCCACGGTTTGGTGCATTGAGTAAATTTGCAACCAAAATACC